CGTTGCTCGCAGTGCTGTCACGCAAGCGCGCAAACGGCTGGGCTCTGATGTTGTTCGGGATGTGTTTAAGCGAAGTGCCAATGTAGCGCGCCTCGTAATTTAAAAAACCGAACCGAGTGGTCTTAAAAATTGAAGCTCGGTTATTTTAAAGGGGGTTAGTAACTGGTTAACCCCCTTTAAACGTTACTTAAACCATTATCCCTGGTACCTCTGACGCTTCCACAAAACCCTCTTGTGTAGCTAGATGAGCATAGGCCGCTTGGCGTGGAGTCATACCCTCATATGCCGCATCTAACAACTGCACACTAAATACCTTTACTGAGCGTTGATCGCGTAACACTTCCACGGCTGGCTTACCCGCCTCGAATGCAGCCTGGGTGGCAAAAACACTAACCATGTAGGTGCAACCTTTGCCACCGTGATTCGTAGGGACAATCTTATAGCCATCGTTAACAGCGTCACCATCTCCTGGGGCCAGGGTGACTTCCAGACGCTCGTTAATCGATGCGTTGTTGTTAACGTTTAGCTCCGATATCACAAGTAGCGGATTCGCGATATCAATTCCAGATGCCAGTGAAATTGTCGGTAAAGTTAAAGCCATTTTAGGCCTCCTATTGTTTATTGTTCAGTTGAAATAATGCTCAGAATTTGTCGTTCAATTACGCCGTTTGTTGCATTTCTGTAGTAAGACGTAACCAGGATGCGGTATGTAACGTCTGCTGATGATGTGCTGGTGTCTGTATACGTTGTGGATCCTTGACAGCTCTGTGATTCCTGCCAGTACGTGTTGCTGGGGTCATCGTTTTCAAAATACACAGATGCTGTACCTTGATACGTACCGCTTGTTAACGATGTCCAATTTCCATTAATAAGCTTCTGTAATTGCCACTTTAAAACAGGGGCTGAGACACTCCCTGGGTTGCTGCTATATCGAGTTGACGCTCGCATATCGAATGAGACAACTACGACCTTGGTACGTCCATTGGTTGAGAACGGGCCAAGAGATACTGGAGCGGTTCCGGCTTCATATTTGTTTTTATCGGATGTCGCGACTGAATTTTTCAATATCCCAGCACTCAAACTGCCGCCAAAATAGGCATCACCGTTGGCTGCCAGGTAGGTAATGGCGTTGCTCTTTTTCAGGTTGGCCCAGTCAGGGTTGCCACCCACAAGCAGCTTAGGCCCGTACCACTCAATCAGGCCATCAGGGCCAAAGGCGGTGGCGGCGCTCACTTTCATAAAGCTGGAGCCTACCAGTCGCAGCTCGCCGCCCTCAATGATGGGCGATGTGATTTTCTCACCGGCTTTGATGTGATTACCCAAGATGGCCCCGGCGGCAATGCTGTTGGCCGTCAGGCCGCCAAACACAGCCAGGCGGGCCTGCAGCTCATTAAACAGAGCGCTGCTGCCGACCAACTTATTAATCAGCGCTGTATCTGCCAGGATCTCGGTGGCTGTCAGGCCGCCAAAACTGGCAATTTTGGCTTTAAGCTGGTTGAACAGGGCAGAATTGGCCAGTAACTGGTTGGCTGATATCTGGCCGCCGCCCAGTTCTGTAACCGTGATGTTGAAAAAGCGAGTGACGCCTGTCAGTGAAGTGCCACTCATGTAATTCATTATTCTAAGGCCTGCAACCTTAATGCCAGGGTTCAGCTGAAAATATTCACTGGCATTAAGAGTTTCAGGTATCGAATCTTTGTCTACTTCAGATCCAACTATATATGTCCGAATTTGTCTGGTTTCACCATCATTCAGATCGCCCGTCCAAAAGTATGGATTAGTTGTTGTACCTATTATTTGCCGTGTAGATGCGTTATAGCGGGTAACTAACTCACCATTAGCAAGCAGACCAAAATACTGGTGCCCATTAAGACCGCCACTAACCCTATGAATAGATACATCTACTTGATAAATCTTCGTGTTGTCTACATCAAAATAGTTGCTGTAGTTATAGCTGTTTAGGTTAGCAACTGTTGACTCTATAACCTTAATTTGACTTCCGTTATGAGTGTGATCGGCGATACTGATCGTTGACCCGTTCCAACCATCCATAACGCCTGTTTGGCTAACATTGTTCACCAGGTTCCTGGCTGTCACGGCCAGTTTATCCGTGCTGATGGCCTTGGCTGCAATCGACTGAGCCGCCAGGCCGCCAAACACACCAAAACGCGCCTGCAGGGCATCAAACAAGCCCTGGCTGGCGATCAGCTTGTTAATCAATGCCGTGTCAGCAGTCACCTTATCGGAAGTCACCGCGCCAGCCTGCAGGTGGTTGGTGGCAATCGCCAGGGCGGCAATGGTTTCAGCGGTCAGGCCGCCAAAGGTACCCAGTCTGGATTTAACCTGATTGAACAGCGCTTGATTGGCTATCAGCTTGGTTATCAACGCAGTATCTGCATAAAGTTCATTGGCTGTAATCGCATCAGCCATCACCTGACCGGCGCGAACAATATTGGTTGAGATATTGGCCCAAGACATAGCCACTGCAATGGTGTAGTTATTGCCATGCCAGGTAATGACCACCGGCTTGCCGTTCTCAATCAAGATGCCGGGGTGGTTACTGCCTTGGCCTACTGCAGAGATAAGCGTCCATTCCCAGGCGGCGCCATTCCAGGCCAGCTGACCCACGGTTTTGGTTACCGTGACGGTGCCAGTTGTTACCATGGTAACGTCATACACTGCCTTGGTGTTGGTGGTAGCGCCGTAAGTGGTACTGTAATACTGCGGTAAACTGGCACCATCACGGCCAAGCAGCTCTGGGTGCAGGGTTGCACTGGCCACATAATTGCGGGTCCAGCGGCCGCTGGTTTCTTCTGCTGTTGCCACGGCAGAAGAAACCGCGGAATTGGCCTTGGTGGTGGCATCAGCAGCTGCTGCGGCTATCGCGGCAGCCTTGGCGGCATCAGCCTTGGCCTGGGCGTCAGCAATGGCGCGGGCTTCCTCAGCATCTACCACGCCATCGGCATAGGCCTTTGCCTGCACCTCTGCCAGATTGGCCTTGGCCAGCGCGTAAGCCTCGGCGGCGCTTTGGGCGTTTTCGGCCTGCGTTTTTGCATACTGCGATCCTACCAAGTTATCTGACAGCACAACGTCTACTGTGCCAAACGCGCTTTCAATGCTTATCAGCCATCCGCTGGCCCAGCGCCCAAGGTCATAGGCGTTGTAGCTGGCAAAGACATCACGCACCAACACTTTTGGATAAACCCATCTATCTCCGGTGTTGCCTATCCAAACACAACATTTACCATTTTCATTCCCGAAACGGACCTGATGGTTGCTGGCACTATCTCCGATTATTTTAGCGGTGCAGTTGGCCCAATAGCTGCCGCTTTGGTAGTTGTATCCAGCAAACTGTACAGAGAAACTCTTATCACCCTCGTAAGTGAATACGTCAACGGTAAAGCGCAGCATGGTCGATGTATATGATTGCGGCAGGGCAATCTTTATCGCCCCTATAATCGGGTTGCTGTTATAACTTATGCTGCCGCCAAGCGGGGCTGGAATATTGGTCACCCCGTTAGCGGTGGTGTTATTGGCAAGCTCTGGATCTGCTTTGGCATCAGCAACAGCACCCGAGCGGGCGGCCGTTGCTTTGTTTTGTGCATCCAGGGCGGCATTGGCCTCAGCCTGGGCTTTGGCATTATTGGCCTTGGTGGTGGCATCGGTTGCAGCGGCGGCAATAGCGGCAGCCTTCGCGGCATCTGCCTTGGCCTGGGCGTCAGCAATGGCGCGGGCTTCTTCGGCGTCTACCACACCATCGGCATAGGCCTTGGCCTGGGTTTCAGCCAGATTGGCCTTGGCCAGCGCGTAAGCCTCGGCGGCACTTTGGGCGCTGTCAGCCTTACTGGTCGCATCAGCTGCAGCAGCTGCAATGGCTCTGGCCTCAGAAATAGCAGGATCAAGCAAAATGGCAGATATCGGGGTTTCGGTACCGTCAAGCGCCTGTAACAGAGGCGCATAATATTGCGTCTTGGTACCTGAATCAGTGCGATACTGGGCCATCCTGAACCACAGCGAGTTATCATCGGCAATCGTGCGATACTCATTACCAACAAACACCCGCTTGCCGGTGTTAGGATCCCAATAACCGGTTAAACCACTGTTATCGGTTCCGGCATAATCACTGCCGTGGATCACCGCAACCAGCAAATACCAGGTATCAGCGGCCGGGGGATTGTTGCTGTTAATAGCATATGGATTGGCGTTTAACGTGGTACTGCCCAAATTCCAAACTGAGTCATAGCCCATGTAAGTGTAACCACTTAACGAACTGCGCTTTATCCAGCAGCAAAAACGGTAAGCCTTTTTCGGGTTATAATTGGCACCACTGAGGTAAGCCCTAAAACCCCCACCCCAAGAACCTGACGGCGACTGGTTAACCGTGGTTTCAAATTCCCAAACCGGTACCTGAGCGCCAAAGGGGCCGGGCAAATACTTCACCTGATTGATAGAAGATGATTCGCCGTAGTAACGGCTGAAACTGCCAAAGTTATCAGCGGCACCCAATACCCAGCCTGACAAATCCAGCAGGTTGTTTCTGGCCTTCAAAATGGCTTCATCGCGGGCCGCATCAGCCTTACTCTGTGCCCCGGTCGGGGTTTCGCCGCCAAGGCCTGCCGCGTTAATGCCCTGGTTCAGCAGCTGCTGGGCGGTCAGCAGGTTGTTACTCAAACTGGGGTCATTCAGCGCATCCTGCAGCGCCAGCATATCTTTATCACCTGTAGGCAATTTGCCAGCCATCAGGTTATCAAGCGCGGCCTCTTCTGCCGGAGTAAACAGCTCTGGGATATCTGTCTGAATTTTCGACCAGGTGTAATCCTGCCAGTTACCGCTCGGGGTAGCGGTATCCTTGTTAATAGCCTGGCCTAAATATGCCTTGCCATCCCCAATAGCCTCATCGGTAGTAAAGCCTGTGCCTTGTTTATCGTCGGCCCAAGCGAACCAGGTATACTTGTCAAAGGTGTTTCCCAGCAGATCGACTATGGCAGATTTATCGCTAGTCGTGTGCGCGATAATCGGGCCAAACCAGGCACTGGTACCGAAGTTATTCGTCGCGCGTGCCCAGACAAAATACTGGGTATTGGCATGCCGTCCTGGCCAAATCACTTCCTTGCCTTGGCCGATGAATTGCGCATTGGAAATATCGCTACTTAGACCACCTTTTACTTCAAACTCGGTAGTTGTGGCGGTGATCGCTGCTGTTTGTGGCCTCAGAGTTAATTCAAGGGCTCCGGTATCCACCAAGATCCCAGTCACGGCTGGCGGTGCATCGGCACCGATAGCGATGGTCGCTGGTACATTGGAGCGATTGGCAAACAGATTTACGGCCCACAGGGTAATGGTGTAGTTGCCCGCATCCAACTTGGGAATATGGTGCCTGGTGCCATCAATAGTGGCTTGATACACCACCACATTGAGTCCATTGCTCACCTCTAAGCGATAGCGATAGGCGCTGTTACCACCTGGTGCATTCCATGCTAATAAGCCCTGCCAGTTGGCATCATCGCCCATGGGCGTCCACAGCACGCCCGTCACGGTTGGCACTCGCTTGGATGATGGCAGGTTCAATACTGGTGTCAGCTTTCTATCTGTATAGCTGCCCTTGTCGTAGTCGAACAGTGCTGGCCCAGTCTCACGCAGTGTCACTTTTATGGGCTGACCAAAATCGAATTGCCAATCCATTACCTGATATTCGGCTTTTATGCCTAAGCGTGGTAAATCGAGTTCAACGACTTGGCCGACAGAGACACTGAGACCAATCATATTCAGCGGAGCGACTATCTGCTGCCCGGCACGATTAAGCTCTAAGTGCAGCTTGGCTAGACGCTGTGCTGTATAGGCCGACTGGGTAAACGGCAAATCGATATCATGATCGATATACTCGCAATTATCCTGGGCACGATAATAATCTGACTCATAAGGCGCAAAGTCGGTGGGCTGATAGAAGTTGTCGGGATCAACAAAGGTTCCGCGCACGGCATTACACAGCTGTGCCCTGGCATTAAACGGCCTCACTTCCACTTCACCGGCTAAATCGGCCTCGCCGATGGTTAGTAGATGCGGCCCCTGATACACGCCCGAGAATAGCTGATACTTACCTGATGAATAGGTCTGCATTCCAGCCCCAGCGGTGAGCAGCTTGTCGAGTACTGAGGCGGGGGTCATCGACTGGGTAAAGGTGCCATTACAGGTATAACGCTTCTCGGTATTTCCCTCATCGTCATACTCAACCAACTGATCACTGTCATTGGCAGCCAAGGCATAAGATGGCAGATCGATTTCGTTAACCAATGCACCCACACCGGATTCAAAGCGGGTGTAATCCAATACACATAAGGCCCAGTTATCACTCCACTCCCAACTAGACTCATCATCCCAGCGGTGGCTCCCACTGCCACCCACGGTTGAGTCTTTGCGAGGATCATAAAGTGGCTTACCCTGCACCAGGGCTTTAATGTTCGGCAGGCCATTGGCATAAAACTCGGGATCATGTTTAAGGCGCACATATAAGTAAGTAATGCCCAACCCTATATGGCTTGCCGTCCAGTGTTCGCACTCGGCCAGCAAATCACTATCCGCAGCGGTTTGCGTACCGAGATGGATATTAATTCGAGCATGCTTACTATAGGCGGTATCTAAGCTGCCGTTTTGGTACACCACTTCATCGTCGAAATAGATTTCAAGCACATCCGCACATTGATGTGCGGCCAGAGGTATCACCAGGTGCAGATATTCGTTATCCGTGCCGGTTTCTGCAGCAAACACAATTGGGCCTGAAACCATTGCCTTACCGTAAATGGAGCGGCGCGCCTCGGTGGGAGAGCGCAGCATCTGCTGCTGCGACATAGCCTCGTTACCAAAGTCATCATCAGGAATAGGGATAAGCGCCTCACGCACATATTTCCCCACACCGATTTCCCACCATGCATCAACACCAATGGCATCCCAAACAAGCTTACCGAGGGGAGTACCATCTATCAGCGCATCGACAACCTTGCCCATTAAACATTCCACCCCATCGTGATGTTAACTTTCGGATAAGACACCAGCCCCTCAGTGGCCAAGGCAAAGCAATCGCTCCCCTGATAAATGCCCACCACGTCACCCATTGGTGTATCGAGCAGCACCACTGCACCGCGTGTTAACGATAGTGGTGGTGTCGGCTGGCCAAGCAATGAAATAAGTAACTCCGAGAGAGAATCAAACCCCGCACGTCGAATAGCACGCATTGCCCCCAGCTCAGAGCTGTAAGTACCTCTAAAGCTAGCGGCCAGATCGCCACGGCCATTTGCCTTAAGCCAATTCGCTGCCAGCAAGCAGCAGTCATGTTTTCCCCATAAAAAGGGGGTAGCTCTGTGCTGCGAAACAAACTCAGCTAATGTCATAAGCCCCTCTATTTCATCTGGCGGCGGCCAGTGGATTGGCTACCGCTGCCACCTCGGCCACCACCGCTGGTTAACTTGGCACTGCCACCCGGCACACCCCACTGCAGCTCACGCTCTGTGGTCTGGGCAACAAACTCGAAAAAGTTGTCATCTGGGTGGCGAGCCAATTGGTCAGCATGGGTATAACGACCATTGCGGGCGTTCTTCCAGTCCACACCGCGACTATTAATGTCCAGTTGTAAACTGGCACTACTGCCATCACGCAACGTCATCACATCCATACGACCAGCAAACAGCACATCAGCAGCAATAACTCCGGCGGTTTGTTCATCCAATGCCGCCAACATCAATTGCCCCAGGCGGTTTTGATATTGTTCTGTCATTGCTGTGGCCAGTAGCGCAGGCGGTATGCCCGACAACGTAAGACGCAGCTTATTTGGCTGCACCTTCCCGTTTTGAGTCACAGCCCCAACCTTGCCCAGGCCCCCAACACCAAGGTAACTGTTTCCTGCATACTCTATGGTGCCAACACCGCTGTGGACGCATACATAGCCTGAAGCAAAGTCGAGTTTGGTAAGCAAGATGGCGCACACGTTGGCTTGGCGCAGATAGGCTTTTAACTGAGGTGAAGCGAAGCCAATCATGAGTAGATATCCTCCACAAACGATAGGCTCGCACTGGATAGCACCAGGCGTTTACTGCTGCGGCGCATACCTTGGTCGTCGTCACTGAACATCATGGTTGCACAGGGCTTATCAACCACAATGGCTGTGCCATTGGCAGGTATGCTACGTAGCGCGGGCTCAAACAGAAAAGTACAAGCTCCGCCAGCATCGGCCAATGCATCACTGGTCAGCACTAACAGCTGCTCTCCCACCTGTACATAATGGCCAGCAGGTAACAGTGCACCAGGTAACCAGTTTACGTTAAGTTGTTTACCCATTTGCCCCGCACCGCTGACCAAAGGCGCTGCGCTGTAAGCAGGGTTGGTAATAGCATGGTCAAACAGTTTAACCCTGCCAGCCATACCCCGCATCGATGCCACAAACCCATGCAGCTTAGCCCCCTGGGCACGGCTTAAATTGGCAAAGGTTAACTGTGCCTGCCAGTAGGCGCCTGGCAGCGACAGCGTTTGCACCTGGTTGTTATAAGGGTTACGAAACGCCCGAGTACGATGCACCAAGCGCCAATCGCATTGAGTTGGGTAAATGTCAGGGGGAAAGGTCAGCATAGCCAGTCATAGTGAACATCGAAAAGTGATGCCCCATTGTGACTGGCTCTAGGATTTATTCGGATTGGAAGGGTTTCGGGATTAGGTCACTAACTTATATGCATTCTTCCAGAGTACTTATTTTGATAGATGCACTCAAAGTCAACCTCAATCAATACTCCTTGTAGTTCATAGTCCATTCGGTGCATTAACTCTGGGTTATGCTGGTGTCCAGCGGTACTGACCACCCAAACCCCCTGACCAGGTAACAGCCAATAGTTTTGGCTTAATAAATTAAAATGAAAATCTTCATTACATAATGCTGGGAATAGTTCCTTAAAATTCCCATCAGAAATTTTGAAAGATTTTCCACCCTTTGAAATTGTGGCGTTTTTAATAATTAAAGGGCCTATCCCAGTATTTTTTATTTCAATTCCAATAAAGCTTGAGTGCTTAGACAAACTATATCCCAAGTTCAAGCTTGGCTTGACTGAAAGCTTGTTATGCTGCCTTGTTGTATAGCCCTGCCAGAAAGAAGTGCCCAAAGCACACAGCGCAATGACAACAGAGGACATTGCAATGATCATTTCGGGAGTTGTCCATTCAGACGCCATCTCACATCCTTTGTAAAGTAAGAGATAAGGCAAGATATCCCTGTCTGCCTTTGATTACAATTGGTATCTTTCCAAATCCCTCCAGAGTCAATTATCCCCGGCTAGCTGTCCACACATCACCCCGATTATTAAGATCTTCTACCACTGCGCTCTTGGTCATCGAGACAAGTTGAGGCAAGACATCTTGTAAACTGGCTGCCTCGGATTGGTTACTCACAACAATCGTGTTGTACTGCTCAATGTTGAGCTGTTTCCGACCACTGGCACCATTGGCACTGGCGCTCATGGCGTTCATTAGTGTTTGTTGTTGCTTGCGGGTATACACGGTTTCACCACCATCGAGCAGATAGGTACCTTCCCGTGGAATGGTGCCACCGCCGTGAAACTTGCCTATGATCATCGGCAACATGGCCATGGCTGCAATCATGGCGGCCATGCCCGCCATCGCACTGCCACCAAAGGTAGCGATAGATGAGGTGGCCGCTGCAGGGGCCATAGAAGCGGTCACTGATGCACCAGTACTCGCCGCCGTGGCAGTAGCCGTTGCTGCGGTACTGGCCATAATGGTTTTATCCAGTGCAGCCATGGCCAGCTTTTTAACGCCGATCTCAACCAACCCTGCGATAACCGTTTTCACCGCTCCTTTAGCTAAGCTTTGCATGCCTTCACTTAAGCTCTTGGACTCCATCAGCGCATCTGCTGTCGCTTGGCCCATTCCCCTGGCAAACTGATTAGCCGTATCTGTCCACATGGCTTTAATATCCAATGTCAACCCACCTTCAATCTCACGCATAGCATCCGCAAAGCGCTGATTTTCGGCTAACTTCAAATTATTCAGGTAGGCTAACTTTGCCACATCATCTTCAGGCGTTTGCGCAATTTCAGCATCAATAACCCCAATATTATTCTGGTGGGTCTGTTGTTCTGCATGCAGAGGATCAAGTTGATTCTGCAGCTGCTGATATTCTGTTGGCTTGGTATATTCACTTTGTAAAGCCGCCAGCAATGCCTTGCGTCGTTCAAGCGGCACATTCGCTTGCTCAAAATAAGCCTTTAGCAGGCGCTCCTTGGCGGCCATCTCATCTGCTGCGGTACCCACAGGGTCGAGCACTGCCAACAAGGCTTTTAGCTCTTTGGCCTGTTCCTTTGCAGCATCGGCAGCATCTTTATTGGCATCGGCACTGGCCTTGGCGGCATCCAACTCTTTGGCCGCCTGTAGTATCTTGGCGTTAATGACAGGATCGAGGCTTTTCAACGCACCATGCTCTATCTCATAACGCACCTTGGCCGCCTCGCTGGTTTCACCATATAAGATCTTTTGCTTAGTGAGATTATCCAGCAGCTGTTGTTGATTTTTGTCCACTTTCTCACCTGATTTAGGTGGGTTACTTACCTTGTCTTGCTCCTTGTTCAATGCCTCTAGGTCAGCTTTAGCCTGGTCAATCTTAGTGCTTAATAGAGCTAATTGAGCTGCCTTTTCACGGTTATTCTTACGTTGGGACTCTCTAAGTTGCTCTTCGCTGGTAAATAACTGCTGAACAATCGACAGTTGCTCAGCTGGGGCATAAGCTAAACGGTTATATTCAGCAGTCATCTCTGCGATATGCTTCTTCTGTTTTTCGATGCCTAAATCTAACTTTCTGGCTTTTATTTTATCCATCCGTCCTAGTAGCTGATCCACTTCGCTATCTAAGTCTGAGATATCAAATTTTGCTTGATTGGCACTCCATGCAAAATAGGCAATGCCAGATGCGGCCATCAAGGCAATACCAGCTGGGCCACCGACTAATGCCGTCGCCGCATTAAAGGCACGTGTCGCAAATGTTGCTTGCTGGGTAGCAATGGTGTGTGCCTGTTTGGCTGCGGTTAACCTGGCTTCAGCTACCACTGCTTGACCTGCTGTTAATACCGCGCCGCGTTGAATTGTGGCTCTATGCAGTTCAGCCTCGGCACTGGCGATGGTTGCCAGTCTGTCCTGTTGCTCAACCCTAATTTTATTGACAACAACGGCGGTATAACTCAGCCCTGCCTGGCTGGCACGGGTCAGCGCTACCACCAAGGCTCCACCGAACACTTGCTGCAACGTATCAGCGTTATCCGTTGCCCAGGTTAAGCCGTCGGTAATGGTTGATAAAACCGGGGTTAAACTGTCATTAATCGGGCTTTCAAACGCCACTAATAACTGTTGGTAGGCGTTTTTCATGTCGCGGGTTTGGGCGCTGATGTTGGCCGCCGTGGCCGCAGCGGCACCGCTGTAGTCCTGCAGCGCTTTAATGAGGTTATTGCGCAAAAACTCAGAGGTCACTTTGCCATCGAGTACCATCTGCCTAAAGCCACCTGCACTAAGACCCGCAGCTCGGTCCATTTTGTTTAATAGGCCAGGCATAGGTTCGACCAACTGGTTAAGCTCTTCGGCGCGCACAATCGGCGAGGCCAATGCCTGTGACAGGCCATACATGGACTGCCCAAGCTGAACAGAGCTCGCCCCCAACGCTGACTGAGCGTTACTCATCCCTTCCAAAATGGCTCTTGACTGCGTTTGCGTCAATAAGCCTGAGTCAACCAGGTTGAGCATGGCAGCATAGTTATCAGCTAAGGGGATAAGCTCTTTATGATGATCACGGGTCAGTTGTAGCAGGTACTTTTCATTGGCGGCATAGGCTGCCGTGGTGCCCGACAGGCTTTGTAAACGGGTACGTACATCCTGAAATGCGGCCAAGTCCTGGGAGATCTTCTGCCCCAGGTTAATTGCAGACAAACCGGCAAACGCACCCACGGCCATGTTACGCATACGGGCAAGCGTCGCGGTTGTGGCTCCAGACTGCCGTTCCAGCTGGTTTAACCCCTGTTGAGCCTGATTGCTGGCGCCTTTGGTTTGCCCCAGCTTGGTATTCAGGTTAGATACAACGACTTTGGTCTCGTTGACAGTGGCGACCAACTGTTTGCCATCAGCTGTCAGGGTTAGGGCGACTTTTAAATCATTCATAATCTAGCGTTCAACCTTGGCTATGGGTAATACCTTAGGGCTCAGCGTGTGTTACAGCTTTTCATTAAAGAGCTGGGTCACAGTGTGAGCAATGAGCCGTAGCTTGTGGTAATCCTCTACCTTCACTTCGCGACCACTTAATTCACTGTCAGCCTTTACCGCCAGCACGTCTAACCCCATGCAAACGCACTCGTTATAGCGCAGCAAATCTTGCACCTGCCACCACCAATCCAGTGCCGCTTTATGTTCATCCCAAAACACAATGGGGGCATCTTCCACATGTGGGGTGTCTTGAATACCAAGCAGCTGCAGCTCTTTATCCAACTGTCGCTGCTCGGCTTGTGATGTGGGTGTGCGCAAATACAGTTCGCGCACACCTTCTATCAGTTTTTTCTTGCGGCCTCACCCGTGTTGGCTGCACGGTAAGCATGCAGCAGCGCATCGGTGAAGGGCGCATGCTGGTACAACAAAGCACGGTTTTCGTCAGTGTCTTTCAGCGGAGTACCTTCAGGTGTATTGATGCCACTGAAGGTGTTAAGAATAGCGTCGAACAAGACTTTATTACCTTCACTGAGCTTGTCCATGTACTTGTCGGTAGGTAACAAGTTGAGATCGAGATAGATCTCAAGCTCCGTCACCTTGCCGCCGTCACCGGCGACTTTAATCACTGCCGGCCACTGCTTTACCTGACGAACAGGGCTAAATACAAACGCATTGGTCATGATATGTCCTTAATACTGAGTCTTGGATAGGGTTACTTGGTCGTGAGCAGATCGAGGTTACTCAGTGGTCGCACAGGGATCTCATAGGTCAAGGTGCCATCTTGGTCACCATACTCGGCGCGACCCAATTGCAACTGAGTGGTGGCAAAGATCACCTGGTTGGTTGCCTCACCATGACTGAGGTTGAACGGCAACACCGCGGTATTAGCCGCAAACGGGTCAAAGTTGGCCAAGGTATCGGCCTCAAACACTAACTTACCGCTAGGCTGGTAATCGGTGATGATCACTTCTTCGTGCCCGACATATTCCTGGTGCACAACTTCATTCCCCTGGTCATACTCAAAGCTGATCAACTTGATGGCATTGCCATCTAAGGCACAGGAGGAATACTCGGCCCCTACCTTAAAAGGAGTTTTCCAGGCGTTAAAGTCAGTCACCGGCATCGCCGCAGCACTCACAGGAACAAACAGCCCGGTGAAGGTAAACATGATCTTGGGAAAGTCTTTGGCCTTGGCTTCTAGCTTAAAGCTACCGCGTGCCCCCACCAGTGCGTGCAGAGCACCATCCAGGTAAAAATACATGGTGATCGAGGTGGTAGCCGCTTCATCGATGGCCATCTCCACACTCGACTCTTTAACGGTAGTTTTGCGCAGGCAAGCATCGAGCAAAGGCGCATAAGCCGGAGCAGTCGTGGCAACGCCACTGCCAGCCCAGTCCACCCCGAACTCAAGCGATACATACGTTTCGGTGGCAATCTCTGCACTGTTACCTAAATTGCCATCATCGTAATCAAGGGCGGTATTTTCTCCCGCCAACGGCGTGATTTTAACCTCACGCCCCAATACTGCCGTAGCGGGCTGCGCGGCTGCGATGGCATCGATGCCATAAGTGGCTTCGGTGGCAAACACCAAGGCTTTCTTTCTAAATTTACGGGCCATGATTTATCTCCTCTCAGCCCCAGCTAGGGGTGATTAGCATCTGCGGTGTATTCAGTCATAAAGCGGTCAAGCCAGGCGATATACCGATCACCAAGTTTTAATAAGCGTCCCCCGGCCAAGGCCAGAGGTTCATGTTCAGCACTCGGTGCCCAACCAAATAAACGTTGCCGTACCTGATCGCGCATGGGTGTCAAATTGCCGGGAGTGCCATTGATATTGGCCATGACGCAAATCACGCCCACCTCAAGCTGCAATGACTGCAGATAAGGGCCGCTGCCACGTACATCAGGGCGAGCCTGCTCGCTAAGTTCAATCACAAACAACTTAGGAAGGCGGGCCTTGGTTTTACCATCCAGCGCTGACAGCTGCGCCAGGCCATCCACGTCAACCCAAAGAGCATCTGCCGGATTCAGCCTGGCTTTGAGCAACGCAACAATATCCTGCATCAGATAAACCCTTTACTGCTTGGCCTGGCAAACACGCTGCCTGCACTTTGGATTTCGGGTATATCCTGAGAAACGGCTTGTGCGCCCTCACTGCTCACGCCAAGGGTAATACTGCCTTGAGCCACCTTTTCCAGAAAACGCACAGCATCATCATTGCGCTTGGCCACCGCGTCCGAAACGGAATCGTCATACAGCCCGTACCGAGCCATATCGCAACATAAGCGAGTAAGGGCGGGTAGCGGATAAGCCAAAGGCAAGGCATAACGCCCTGCCAAATAGCCGTCGATGATGGCACTGGCATCGTTAATCGCCGTATCCAGTGCCGCCATCACAACGCCGCCCGCTGTGCCATCGCGATCGGTAAGCGCAGTTAACTCCTGCTCTCCGAAACGCTCAATCATTTGCTCAGCCGTGGCGTAAGGCATTACTCAGCCTCGCTTTCAGTCTGCTTAGCCGCCAAATGCTCGGCCCACAGTTCATCGCGCTCGCTGGCGGTCACCGGCTTGCCCATTAGCTCTGACAATGCATCACACTGGGGCTTACCTGCCCCGGTAAAGTGGGCTTTGTCGTCAGGGTTCAGTGTGGCGATCGCATCACTAAAGCTCATGCCAGTGCTTACGCCCCCAGCCACTGTTGCTGATGCCAAGGCCCCTTGCGAAAGTGTTGATGTATCTGCCTGAGTTTCACCGGCATCTGCTGCCACCACTTTGAGACGAGGATCGGCACAAAGCTGTGCCAACTGAGCCTCAGTGAAGGTGTCGGCTTCAAAGCGGTTTTCACCTTTAGCCAGCCCCACACCCGCACGGCGATAGCCGCTGTGGGCCAAACAGGTAACGATAACAGCCGTTGTAGGAAGTAATTTAGCCATTGCATGTATGCTCCGAGTTAAAGAAGGTGGGTAAGCAAACACTGAAACTTACCCACCAAGAGAGAAATTAATTGGGTTCAGTCTTATCCTGGTAAAGCTATGCCAGGGTTACTCCAGCCAAGGCACCACCAACACTTCAACCGTCTTGTACAGCGGGTTGTCGCCGCCACCCGCTAAGGTGCGCGTCATGAACAAGGCTTCAGCGGCAGACTCATTGCTTGGGCCAACCACCAACAGCTTAGGCATCACAGCCAATGGGCGACCTTCATCTGACTTAAGGCTCTTCATTGAGGTACGCGCCGCCTTAAAGTTGGCCTCATTAAGCACTGCCTTAGAGCCAAAGGCCAACTGCCACAAACCAAAGCCTGCATTCACCCGTGCATCGACGCCATAGCGGTACTCGTCGCGCATAAACACCGCTTCGTCATCGTCTTTGGTCATAGCCTTAATGGCGTAGTCACGGCGACGCTGGAAGATCAGAGGCTTGATGGGACGGTTAACATCAAGCAGGAACCAAGGCGACTCTGCACCCGCCTGCATGTTGCTGACCGAGGTAATGCCGTTATCTTCATTACCGACAGGATGGTCGGTGTCGAAGAAGTTCTGACCGTCATAACATTCGGTGGTAAAACCTGCTGCAAGCAAGGCATACACCAGCTCATCCGGGTGGGTCGCTGCCGCATAACCCATCTCTTCAAACAGTGGCGTAAACACGCCATAGGTGTCGTCATCGATGTCGTCACGAGGGATAGCCACGCTCGATTCAAACTTCTTGTTAACCACGCTGTAGGCATGCGCAGCCAGGCTTTTTAGCTGACGATCACCAAGCCATTCACGCAGGCGTGGAAACTGGCCTAGCCAGGCATAGGTAGTACTGGCAGTGGTGGACGGCACCAGCGTCGCCACTTTTTGCCAAGTGGGCGTAGTATCCTTTAACCCCTTGTTAAACGCCGTTTTAATGGCGACGAACAGGGTCGATAAATTGGCCTTGTTAATGATCATTGCTGATTCCTTCTAATACGTTATTAAATCTGGTTCTCGCTAAGCTCAGGCTTTAGGCGATATCCACCCACACACCAACGGCTTCAACATCGACAATGGCACCAAGGGCGCTGCGGGTTCCACCACCGTCACTGTTGGCCACTGTTTCATCGTCCACCACATAAGCAGCGGCACCGATATCGGCGCGAGTGATGCTGCCGTCATTGACAAAGCGGTGGCAGCCATTACGGCTGACAATGATCTTTTCCCCCGCGATACCTGCACTGTTATCCTCCTGTGTCTGGGCGACACCGCGAGGGGTTAAGCCCGTGGCCGTTGTGCCCGGTACCGCTTCACCCGCTGCGTTTAGCATCACAATCGCACCGGCATAAATCTTCACTGCCGCCGCCATTGGGTCACTGTGTAAATCGTTGGCACGTTGCGGCGTGCCTCTGTCTTTGGTTAACGCCATGGTTAGGCTCCTGTTGTAATGTTTAAGAGACTGCTCGCCATGGCGCGCAGCGTGATTAAAGGAGCAGGCCTAGGCTTTTGCTGCCTTGTACTCTTCAGCGGTAATGCCCATGTTTTTACACACTGCCAGTTCTTCGGCAGTCAGCTCATCCTGGTTGCCGTCAGGCTTGTCTTTACCCTGGGTCTGGGTAGTTTTGAGCGCCGCAATCGCCGGGCGAGCTTCCAGCATCGACTTGAGCGCGGCGACACCTTGTTGCTCGGCAAAATGGGTGAGGTATTCAGTTTCTGATTCAAACACCTTGTCGGCGTTATCTTTGAGTAACTGCGCGATAGAGTCTTTGTCGTTACCGGCTTTAAGCGCAGCATAAGCCTCTACCTGGGCGTCATAGGTGGCTTTAGGCACATACTGACTTAGGTCAACGCCTTTAGCCTTAAGCGCGGTAACAGACTCCTTGGCCTGATTAAGTTCGGTTTCCAGGGTGCCCGCACGGTCAGCCTTGGTTTTGAGTGCAGCGATGGCGGTTTCGGCCTTATCGGTCGCAGCCTTTAGCGCCGCTTCATTGGATAGGTCGCCAGGGTTATCAATACCCAGAAAGCCCAGTAAGAGCTTGAGTGCTTCAGTCATTGGTTGGTTTCCTTCTGTGGAGTTGTAAGCGGAACGGGGTATATGGCACGCCTTGAGCGCGGCAATGGCTTTCATGCCATCGAGGGCGGGATCATTGGTTAGGGCCACATGCAATAAACGGGTGGGACGGCCGCTTTGGGTGTCATACGCAAATACGGCCGAAACATAGCGATATTCTTTGTTGGCAATGAACTTGGCTGCAGGTGCTGTCCAGTCGACATCGAGTGCAAATACCCCGTCACCAGGCACATATTCCAACTGCTTGAACCAGCCAGCGGCAGGCGCGGGCTTGCCGTTCTCATCGGCATTGAGGGTTTGGTGTTCGTAATCAAAGTGAAAGTCGTTTTCGCGGGCGGCAGCATTGGCTTGCAGCATGGCAAAGGCCACCTCGTCCATTAGCCACTTACCGCTATCAACGTCAAAAGGGCGGCCATCCTTGGCCGAAAACAGGCCATCGGGCAGCAGCTGCACCCGACGAGCAATGTTTTGACTGGCATCGGCATCGATGGCGGCCAAGGTAAAGTTGAGCGCCGCCAGCGACTCGCCCTCAGCCACTAAGTGGCCGGTTTGAGCAGACAGCGCTGCGATTGATTCAAAAGCGGTATTGGTTTTCATGGCCCCATGATGCGGGGCCATTGGTTAGGAGGGGATAGGAAAGGTTTCGGGAATTAGTTAACGTATCTTTTTAGATAACGGCGATATACCCAGCCACGTTGGTAGCTTTCACTTTGTTTATCATAGTAATTGATAAACACCCAATCTCGATCTTTCTCATTGACTTCGAAAGCATCAATGATAACACCTTGACCGAAGGGTAATGTGTCTACTACTGGATACTTTTTACCAGCCCCAGTTCGGACATTCAATTCAGTCGCTTTAACGAAACGGCAGACAGATAGCAACTCTTCACAAACATCTTTTTTAGCTGCTGTGATAACTTGCTTGGGTGTACTTGCACTATCGTTTGCCAACAGCGGCAAGTTCAATTGCGCTTGATAGGTTTGCATCAGCAGACCAACGTAGGCTGCAAAAATCCATTCGACTATTTTTACAAAAAGACAGACAAACCACTGCCATTGTTTTGACTGTTTGGCTGTTTCTGCAGCAATAAACTGCTCAGGATCCTGACTTAATCCACTGCGCGAGTAAACTTTAAATTCTTCAACATCAGACTCATCAACGTCTTCCAATACACTTAAATCGACTGTTTGAGCTTGTCTCATTAATTGAGAAAAATTATCTGTTGTCAGATGTTCGAAGAAGTTCTGCAAGTTAGCGGGATTGCTGAACTCTAGGATCACCTTTCGGGCAGAAAGTTGTTCCTCCATAAACTTAGACGAGAATAGTGTGCGCAATTTCTTAGTGGCGGCCAGTTGCTCCTCGACAAATGTCGACGACATCAGATCATGTATCTTTCTCGTGGCAGCTAACTGTTGGTCAACAAACGTTGGCGGCATTTGCGCATACATATTCCTAGAGTAAGCTAGTTGCTCATCCATATACGCTGGCGACATAAGTTCACGTATCTGCTTAATGGCAACAAACTGATCTTCAATATACTTCGGTGACATCAGTTCACGAATCTGTCGAATGGCAGTTAGTTGCTCCTCCATATACGTTGGTGACATAAGTTCACGTATCTGCCTAATGGCAACAAGTTGATCTTCAATATACTTCGGTGATATCAGTTCACGAATCTGTCGAGTGGCAGTTAGTTGCTCCTTCAAATAATTTGGTGAATACATCCCCAAATTATTAATTGGAGCTTTTTTTGTCATATCACTCAATTTTGTCGCCTTATTAACAATCAAACCACTTGGCACCGAGCATAACCCAGTTTAAAAGCCGTTTAAATGCCTCTTAGCGCGTTTAACACAAACCGCACTACACAACGAGACGGCCCGACGGCTTAAGGCGCTTAAATCGCGTTTGAGAGCTCGCCATTCTCTGCTGCGGTTAAGGTAGCCCCTTGGCCAGATAATTAATCACAATAGCTTCTACCTCATTCTTTTCAAATGGTGCCATGCCCAAAAACTCACGGGCGGGGATTTCAACACTGGGGATCATACTGCTGGGGCTGGTGATACCGCCAAACTGGTGCATGGCAGCATACTCCTCGTTAGTGCCAAGGCTGAGCGTATCTGCGCTGATTTGATAGTGCAGGGTATCTGCCAGCGTGCCGGACTCCGTCAAAATACGATCTAACCGCGCCCCTTTAGCAGCTTTCAGCTCCAAGGTGGTGCTGCTGAGTTCTGCCCAGGGGGAGCCATCCGGCGCTTGCATCTCCACAAAACGTTGCTGAGTACTGGGCAGCAGGTACTCACCAATATCCCCCAGCACGGGGGCCAGGTTGGAACCTTGCTTCAGCAGGCTGTTAAGCGCATTGGTGAGGCTCTTCTCTCCGCGATATTCAACTTTAATGTAACTGCCTGCCATCTTGCCTCGCTTACTGCTTATCTGAGTTGAAGGTGACTTAATTGAATAAGCCTGGGGTTAACCATATACTGAATACAGGTGGATTAATTCGGTTGCGGTGTGGCGTGAGAATTAATTGCCAGTGTAGCTATAACCACACGTATAGCAGGCACTCCAGCAAGTTATTCATCCTTCCCAGTTATATCTGCCGAATACAACAATCGTCCGCGTCGCTGTTTATTGAGATAACCACCAGGTGTCAGCGGGATGAATGTCCACGCTTCTATACGCCCTTTAACCACCTGCGCCACCAACAACAGGCTCTTATTCTTGCCAACGTTGACGACCTTGATATATCTCAGGCGCAGTGCCACTTTACCTGTGCCCAGGTGTTTTTCAAATGCGGCCCACACCTCCTGCGGCGCGGCGATCACATCAGCAAGCAGTGGTATAAAGCGTGAGCGATGCAGATCCTTACTCAGGTGTTCAACCAAGGCTGCACTATTGATATAAACCGACAGGTTGTCTGTTGGCCCTGGGACAATTTTTTCTTTGCCAAAAGCTTTATTCACAGTATCACTGAGCTGCTCAATCGTTTGCGCACTCGGTGCCAAGGCCACATTAGTGTCAATAACAGGAAGCAACTGGGGCAAGTTAAACGATTGCCAGGTGTCAGATGTTAGACTTTGCCAAGCATCGCCTTTTTGTGCCTGCCATGCCTGCATCTGCTGGGTGGTTAAACGTTTGCCCAGGCTGGCCTCACCAACGTTGTAATCAAACCCCGGGTCAATTCCTTTAGGCACCTGGTGCACTTCACCTGTGGTTTTGTCGAGCCACTCTCTAATGCCATCCTCTGGTGCAGTGGTCACCGTCAGACCACGCCGCTCTAACTCATATTGACTGACACCATAAACCCGGCACTTGCACCCCCAGCCGTTTTGAGGGAAATGAGTCGACCACCAGGGATGATCTTTCGGCAAAATAGTGTCGTGCCATTTAAGATGCAGCTCTCGCGGGTAACGGCTGTCGCCGTGCGCATAGCGCCAATAAGCATACTGTTGCAACTGCTCGTAGCGACCCGCATTGTAGCTTTGGCGCATGTTGGTATCGAATATCACCTTCGCCCGCCAGCTACTGCTGCCTGTATGCGCCCAGCCATGTTTCGCCACTATCTTTTTAAACTCAGACTGAAACCAGGTGAGTGATTTACCATCAGAAATAGCAGCATCGACCGCACTGCGCAAATCGACCAGCAGATCATGTTTCATTGCCCCGGCCACCACAAACGCCTTGGCATGGCTTCCCTGCCAGATATCGTTCCAGCGCTCTGTAGGCAGGTTTAGCTTGCCTTTGAAAAAGGCAATCTGTTCTTTAAAGGGTAATGCGCCGTAATTTACAGCAGACAGGGCGGTTACTGGCATGGCTAGCGGCCTCCGCTGACATCATAGCGACCGGCCAATTCCGCAGAGACCATCGCCAGCTGCAGCACCTCAGTGGCTTCATCAATATTCAGGTCAAGCGCTGCCAGCTTGGCCTGTAGTTCCTCCAAAGATTGCGCGTTATTGACCAGCCCTTGCACTTCATTGCTAAAGCCCTGTAACGCCGGGATCATCTCATCCCCCAACTGAGCAATCATCTCGTCCAGTTGCTGGTCGTCATTGACGATATTTGGTCGTTCTGCTTGTTGTTTCAGCGCCACAATACGTTTAATGGTCTGCTGTTTGAGTTTTGCCTGGCCGTTCTCTTCCACTGACACTTTGCCTATCGACAACATAGGCTCATCCTTTTTCGCAATGGGGATCTGCAGTTTGTCCTGTGCCCAGGATTGCGGAATGGCAAAGCCTATTCCTACCAGCTTAGGCAGTGCATCGGCATAGACTTTAAGATCTTCTGCTTCCACCAGGTTAAACTCAAGCCTTGGAGCCCGACTGCTATGACGGTAACTCTTACAGTTGAGCATGTAGAGAGGCAGTACCAAATCACGGGTAAGCGTATTGGCGATTTGTTTGAGATCTGAGTCGCGCAGCTCTTGGCGTACCTCGTTATGTACATTGCCCAGAGCGTTGGTTGAACTTTTGCCATCAGCCTGGCTGGTGAGCGTCCCACCCAAAATAGTCTTGGAGATGGTTTTCTCCATTAACGATACCATGTACTCAAAGGGATCTTTGCCGCCCTTTGCTGCCTCGGTAAAGTCGATCTCCATTCCTTTGGGAATGATGCCGCCCGCATTATGGCCAATGCTCATTACCGCCTGCAGCAAAGTCGCCTTTTCACTTTTACCGGCGCCCGAAGGATATTTACCCAAGCGCAGCGGCAAGCCGTAAATTTCCAAAAACTCAGCCAGATCCCTCACGCTGTAGTTTTTAAACAGAAACGGCCAGGCCAGCACTCTGGCCAATCCATTACGGCTCAAATACCCTGACTTGGTTTTATGGATATGACTCACCCAACCAAAGGGCTGCAATGCCTCGCCGTGCAAACTGTTATCCCTCAGCCGCAGCTCATTTCGGCTCAGGCCGCTCTCGTGACCAGGCAGCATAAACCAGCTTGGATCTTTAAAATGAAACGCCTCTGGCAACCATAATGCCCCCTGACGCTGCCAAACGATTTCACTGTTTGAAAATCCTTTTAAGATGGCGTCTGACATATCGAAGATGAGATCCTCTAAAGTCGACAGGTCATCGAGCAGTTCATGCAGTAACTCACAGTCGGCCTGTTCGGCGGCCGTAGCGTTACGGGGAGGTACGATTTGCCAATCTACCCCAAGTAGCGCCCGGCGGCGTTTTTGCAGCTCGGAGAAAATATGGCCATCCTTTTCTTCCATATCTTCGGCCAGTTCACACTGAGCAATTAAATCTCCCTGCTCCGCACGCAGCAGCACGCCCGCCAATTTGGCAGGGGTTAGCCCTCGGCTTGGATGGCTGGCGTAGTGAGATTGCAGGTGCGCCAGTCTGGCCGTGTCGGTCTGGGTCTGTGACAGCTGCTTGTCGCTCACTTTGTAACGAGTTCCATTCTTATCAATATGAGTGTCAGTATGCGTTGTATCTGCCATTACCAGGCTCCTTGTTCATAACTGCCTGCATAGAGGTCATCGTCGAATTCGTCATCTTCACGGCTGGCCCTACTGGGCAACGGAGTGTATTCGATCACGCTTCCCTCCATCCAACTGGCCCTGATGGCCATGGCCAAGCCTACGGCAAAGTCTCCGTGGCGCTGCTGACCTGTTACCGCGCTTTTATCTGAGCCTTTATCAATTTTTGGGGTACCATTCACCACCTTGATTTTGCCCATATCGTCGAGCACATCCTGATGGCGCGGGATAGTCAGATTGAGATCTTCAAACTCTGCTTTGAGCTTGGGCATCCACTCTCGATACCAGGCTTCCGACAACATCACTTGGTCAACCATATCTGTGCCATAGCGAAACATGGCCGCCTCGGCCAAATAGCCGCCGTTGCCGGTAGCGTCAAACGCCAACCCCTGCAGACGTGGTAGGCGATCGCAAAGATAGAACAGCAGTTGCTTCTGAGTGTCATAGGGCAGTTTGGCCAGCTCCATCACAAATGGAGTGCGCTTACTTAAGTCAGGCTTTATCTCCAGCGGTACAAATACGGATAAGTCACCACGGCGTGCAAAGTCTTCGCCAAAGGCGTGATTCCATAATGGATTGAGTTTGTCTATATGGGAGGTAAGTTGCTCGCACCACTCTTGGACCTGAATATGTCTGTGGGCATCAGACCAGGTCTCAAAATCTTTCGGTGCGGTGAAGCGCAGGATAGGGATTGAGCCATCTTTCACCATGGCCTCTTCGATCAATACCCGTTTAATGTAGGTTCCACCACCTTGCTTAGGCACGCAGCCATATTCTTCCAGGGCATCCTCTTCGGTTGCTGTGCCTTTGAGTAGGCCAGCCTTCCACTCATCCTCTGCTTGCTGGCTCCACTCTATGCCGCGCACCTGGCAGATACGCTGATATAAACCCTCGGCACAGGCATCATCTAAGGTGATGCGATGGATCGAGTAGTCCTTTTTGCCCGCTCGGGAATCATTAATCAGCTCGTTGAATAGGTTGTCGATGCCGTTATGGGTGGAGATGAGGCGCACCTTTGCGCCCCACATTGTCAGTGCCAATGCCGCCTTAAGTACTTCGGCTAAGCGGTCATGGAACGCCGCTTCATCAATGGTCACATTACCCTGCATACCACGCAGGTTGGATGGGTTTGATGACAGCGCCTGGATCTTAAAGCCAGAAGCAAAGTAAATGGCGAAGGTGAGGATCTCTTTGCCGTCTTGGCCATCATCGATAAACACCTCTTCCTGGATATCACCTGCAGCCTTGTCGAAGACCTTCGCCCACATGGCTGCGGCGTCGATAAACTCGCGTGCCATCTCCTTGTTGCTGCCCACATAGAAGTGGTTGGTACCTCCCTGACCACGGGCGGTACTAGCAGTTAACGAAGCATCTGCAGCTTCGGCCCAGGTTAAGCCAGTACGGCGTGACTTTTCGGCGATTTTCAGCTGTGATTTATCGGCCAACCAACGCTTTTGATAACCCAACAATACCTCTTTGGGATCAAACAGACTTAAGTGGTACGCCTCATATTCGGCATTAAAAGTAGGTACAGCAGGCCTAACCGCCTTTGACACTGGCGTGGTGCCATCATCCGCTTTACCTATCGTACCGACATTCACGCTAAGTGAGTCACTACCCATTGAGCTCTCTCCTGTTTTATAGGGTGACAGGGTTGCCCCTGTCGTTTTTCTACTGCACTGTTGAGCTTCCACACCAAACAATGAGAGAAAAATTATGCTAACGCCCGAAGACCGCGAGGCCATCATTGAATCAACTTATGCAATGATTAATGAGCAGCTAACTCAGCCGCTCACAGGGCTAATTGACAGCCTCTATTTCAATCTATTAACTCAAAATGCCATTGAGCCAGAACTGCTTGAAAAACAATTATCCAGTTTGATTAGCTCTCTTGAAGAGTATCAACTCGGCAACATGGGACATCTTTTACTTGAGCGTTATCGCCTACTGTC